CTATATGGGTACTGGCTTCGACAGGATGCGCAGGTGGCCGTTGCCGATTAAGAAGTTGCGGTAGGACTTTACGGCAGCATCGAAGGCTGCAGCGGCGATCTCATGGCCAACTGCTATAACGCGCCCATCCTGATCGACAACTGCAAGCCTCGCTGGTTTGCCGTCAGCGGTCTGGACGCTCAATCCCTCATGACTCAACGCACTGACAATCACCGCCGCGCGCGTCGTATCCGTATTGCACTCGCTGCTGGTCTGCCGTTGCAGGTTCTGTGTCATTGCCCCGTACCCCCTGTCAGTCGCAGCCCCATCTGCACCACGTTGCTGGCTGCAGGACGGGGCTGACGTGCCGCGCGGATCCCATTGCTGCGTCGCCACTCGGCGATGGCAAGCTCAAAACTAGGATGCTTCTGCGTGCGCCCGCAGGCGCACTCCACGAAGTGCCCACCACCAGCCGCAGGACGGCGAAGGTCGAGCATGTGGCGCGCGACGTGCCCATTCCTACAGCTCGGCAATGATGTGCCGTGGTCGATCTGGCGCTGCGTCATGCAGCCTCCCGTTCGCAAAGCGCGAGGTCAGAAGTGCAGCCCCCGCCGGCCTGGTCGTCGAAGAACATCGCGAACTGGCGACCGCCGCGGTCTGTCTGTGCCCATTCGACCAGCGTGCGGATCCGCGAGTACTCGCCCGGCCGGTCGCGGTCAGTTGGGTCGGTCACGGCCGGGAAAAAGGTCGCCGACCGGCGCTTGTTTGCCCCGGCAACGATCGCCTCCCACTGCTCGATGCGGTCGATCTGATCCGGAAAGCGATGTGCGATCTCCCGCAGCTCACTCTTTCGGCAGTTGATGCACGGCATGCAGCCGACGCGGCCCATTCCCTGGGCGTAGAGCGGGTTAGGCGCAATGCCGTGGCGCCGGTGCTGCGCCCACACATCGGCCACGGTCCACCGGAAGATCGGCCGCCAGACCATCGACCCGGATTCGTGCCTGTTGAAACGCGGCTGCTTCGCGCGGTTGCGGCTTTCGTCCGCTCGGATCCCAAGCCACTGCAATACCGGCCCGGTGCGCAGCATCTCGCCTACTACCTGCGTGGTGATCGGGATGGTCTTCAGTTCCTCGGTGCAGAACTGCGCCATCCGACTTGGGAATCGCCCCTTGGAAATGCATAGGTCCAAGAACGGGTTGCCAGTCGGCTCATGAAGCGCGGCCGCCTGTTCGACAATTGCATCGGAGATGCCCTGCGCCGGCCACTTCTCCAGGATGTACGAGCGGTGCTGCGCAAGTTGGCGGGTGAAGTCGGCGCGCACAGTCTCCACCGCAGGCCCGCCTGTGCGCTCTGCAAGGCGCGCCACGTACTCCAGCGTCGCCTCGTGCTCGTTACCGGTGTCGGCGAACACGGCGCGGAACGGCCGGCCTGACTCGATCGCCTTGAGGTAGGTGGCGGTGCTGTCCTTGCCGCCGCTGACGTTTACGAGGTGCTGAGTTTGTCTGAAAGACCCCCGGTCAATGGACTTAGCCATGATCGGCGTCCCTCTCGTTCTGGATGATCCGCTCCGCTTCGCGCAAGTGCTGCAATGTGTCCGTGTCGATCCGGTCCAGCGCCTCGGCGATGGTGTAGTCCATCTCGGCCAGCCAATCGGCACGATTCAGCACCAGAGCGGCAGTCAGCGCCTCGCCTGTGGACAACGGGCCAGGCCCTCCCATACGCGCGGCGGCGCGGGAAATTTCGATCGTGCGCTCCAAGTTCATGGCTGCGTCCTCCATGCAGTGCCGAGCTGGGCGCGTGCTTCTTCGACACGCATGAGGCGCAAGCCCCAGCGGACCGACCATGTCTGCGCCTGCTGTTCGTCGCAGGTCAGGATCAGCTGCCCGAAAGACTCCACCCGATCAGCTCGGAACGTGAACAACATATCGTCCAGTTCGATGACCTCCTGCAGGCCGAGTTGCTGACACAGCGCCTCGGCATTGAGCGATTTGCCGCTGCCCTGCGGGCCGAGAAGGATGACGGACTCAGCCATGAGTAGCCTCCCGCCGCACAGCCATGCGGGTGCGGCGACGCAGGCGGTGCGGCACCTGACCAACGGCCAGGCCGGTCTGGGTGAGACGCGGACGGCGCGAGGCCCACAGCTTGTAGACCAGCGCGCCGCCGGCGGCCGGCGCCAGGATCATCGCCAAAGCGAGCAACTCAACCATGCGCCACCTCCTGCGCGGCCTGGGCCACAGCAGCGGCGGCAGCGGCAGTCGGTCGGCGCGGCAGCATGTTGGCCAGGTCGAAGGGGAAGTCCAGGCCGTCCATGAACTCGGCCAACTCTGTGCTGATCCGGTCTTCTGCGGTGGTCCACAGGCGGGGGCCGTCGATGAGTTTCCAGCCGGTGCCGGTGCCGCGACGCCGCTCCCAGGACTGTCGCTCCTGGCGAAGTGGTCCCATGTTCAGGGTGGCAGTGACCACAACCGCACCATGCGTGACGTGCATGGTGATGGTCGCCGAGCAATCGCCTGTGCCGCGATCGTAGGCGACGAAGACTGGCGTGGTAGCCTCCGCGCCGGGGCCGGTGCCCAAAGCCAGCTGACGTGCTGCCGTGGCTGGACGTGTTCCAGTGTGCTGTTGCATATCGACTCTCCTGAGTTGCGTTGGTGGAGGGCCTTGGGGCGGTGTTGCAGCACCGCCCGCCGGACCCGCTGAGCGGTTAAAGCAAATCGTTGGGGGCGGTCGAGGTTTCCTCCCCCCCGGGGTGGACGCGTTGGGCGTGAAGAACGACTTCGAGCAGCGTCTCGCGCACGTAGTCCGCCACAGCAGCCGTGCTGTCGGCCGTTATCCCTGTCTGACTGACCAGGTCGTTGTTCAGTGCGGCAAGCAGCGTCACGGCGTAGTACGCGCGCCAGAGACTGTCGTGCTGGGCCTCGCTGATCGTGTAGTCGGCCTCGTCGGCCTTAAACTGGGGCGGGTCGATGTGATCCATCACGCAACCTCCCGCAGAGGCATACGGGCGAGGATCCAATCCAGCAGCGCGGCGGCCTCGGCTTCCGGCATCACTACGTGCAACGAGCCAATGACCAGACCGGTTCCGTCATCAACCTGGAACAACTCGGTCAGGTCTTCGATGGCACTGCAGGCAAACATGACCGGGGCGCGGTCATGCAGGCTGTCGGCGTACAGTTCGGCCAGCACATCGGTCGCACGGATCTGCACGAGCAGGTAGACGCCGGGAGCGACGCGCAGCGCCTTGTGCATGTCGCGCCGGCTCACTGGCGCACCTCGGCCAGGTCGGCATTGATGCTGGAAATGGCGGCCTCGACATCAGCCAACGTCAGCGCCTCGGGTGCTTTGCCCATGGCCTGCAGCTTCGCCTGCAGGGCGAGCCAGGCGGTGTGGTTCCAGTCGAGGGTGTCGGCGATCAGGCCGAAGTATTGGGCGATCTGGCGCGCGGCGTTGGCCGGCGCTTCTTGGGCGTCGTAAGACATGCTGGCTCCTAAGTCATTGGAGTCCGGCACTTCGCTGCTAAACGAGGTGGCGGACGGTGCGCGGTTAGCAGACCGGTAGGAGTCACCGGCAGGCCCGAAGGCCTCCGCACACCGCCCGCCATAGAACTGGCTGGCACGTACCCACGTCGATGCAGCGGGCGTAAAAAAAGCGCCGTGCATCGATCGATGGGCGCTGGTGCGCCTCCTAGTCGGGCTGCTAAACCCGGTCGCCGATTGTGCGGCGACGCGGTAATAGTTGCTCTGCTCCTGGGTAGAAGTCAATGAAAATTTCCAGAAATTTCCAACATGAGTAAACGCGCTCATTTGGCGAACACCCAGCACTTCACGGTGGTACCGACCCCGGTCAGGTCGTCCTTGAGGACGGCGCTGTTGACGGCTACGTTCGCTCCGATGAACTTGTGCCGGCGCGAGTCGCCGAGCAGCGCACGCAGCACCTTGAGATCGGGCACGGACTGACTGAATTGCGCGGCCCGCGCAGCGAAGTGATTGAGGTTGATCGCAATGCGCTGCGCGTCGCGGCTGTGGTTGACCACAGCTTTGCCGTGTCCGGTGGCTTCGAGGTATTCGTAGACCTCCCAGAACTCGTTGACCATCGCGTGGTCCGCACTAATCGCCTTCTGCCGTTCCAGGGCCATTTCCAACAGCGCGAGCCGTGTCTGCTCGACCATGTCGTCAGGGATGGTGATGACCAGGCGCAGGCAGTCGAACAGCGCCAGCATCTGAGCGTGGTTCTTGATGACGCGTTCCAGGCGCAGATCCTGCTGCGCGCGCAGCTTGGCCTCGAAGACCTTTACGCGCTCGGCGAACAGATCGAGGATGGCGCGCTCCTGGCGGATGGCACGCACAAGGAAGTGGCTGACTTCTTCGACCTGCAGCGCGTTGAGGTTGTCGGCCGCGATACGGCTTTCTGTGGTGACCTGCGGCCGTTTGAAGTGCAGCTTCACGATGCGCGTGAGGATCGCCTCGCTGGCGTCCACCGCAGCGTTCTGGGTGATCACGATCGTGCCGCGAAACGGCGGCTCGTAGGTCTCGTTACCGCCGTTGCGCACGCCACGGGTTGCCAGGGTGCCGCCGCCGAAGAAGTCTTTCAGCTCATCCCACTCGAACGTCTTGGAGTGCGCTTTATCAGGCTCGCTGCGGTCGGCCTCCAGCAGGACGACGGGCATGCCGGACACCTGGCCCATCGCGCGCGCACGGCCGGCCTTGGACGACTTGGCCGGGTCGAAGCCCTCGTAGTCCGAGCGGCCCAGCAGCTTCCACAGGAATGTCAGCAGCGTGGTCTTGCCGGCGCCTGCCTCACCGGTGGCTTCAAGAAACGGAAAGCTCTTGTGCCCGGCGCGGATCTGCTCGGCGAACAACGAGCCAAACCAGAACGTCATGGCGACCATGCCGTGCGTGCCGAAGCACTGCCACAGCCACGGCAGCCAGTCCACACGGAATGCCTCGGCGTCGCGCTGAATCTCCAACCGGATGGACTTCTGCGTGGTCTTCAAGCGCAGCTTGTCGAACTCGAAGTAGTCCTCTTCGTTGGCCGTCACCAGCTCACCATCGCGCACGGCCATATCGCCGAGCAGATAGGCGCGGTGTTCCTTGCTGTAGCCCACGAAGTCGATGGCGTCGACCTTCTTGATGGCTTCGGTCTGCTCCTCGATCAGGCGGTCCAACTGGTGGCCGGTCCCGGTGAACATCGCGCCGGCCGCCAGAGAGATAAGGCGCTTTTTGAATTCGGACGCGCTGGAGACATGGCCACCGGTAAAGGTGCCCTTTACGCTGGGCTCGTCGTGCGGGAAATCGACGCGGAAGTAGTACCAGCTCTCGTCCGTGACCTCCTGCCGCTGGAAGTACAGCGCCTCCGGGTAGCAGTTGGCGATCTTCTGCACCGAACAGGCGGCGCGCTTGATCTTCCTCAGATCCTCGGCCGCGACCTCGTCGCCGTCGTCGGCATCGAGGTCGCCCAGCTTCTCCTTGCGCAGCTTGTCGAAGCGCTGCGTGTCGAAATCGAACCAGTACAGGCGGGAGCGATATTCCAGCCAGAAGTCGTTGCGGCCGTCGTGCTCGAACATCAACAGGCCTTTGTCCACCGCCGTGCGGGCCACAAGCAGGTCGCCCTGGTAGCGGGCCTCCTTGAGGTCGTTATCCCATTGCTTGGAATCGTCGGACGCGATCGCGCGCAGATGCAGGTCGTTCCAGTCGGTCTTCTTGCCGTCGCGCTGCACGATTTGGGCGGCCCGCGAGTCGAAGCCCAGCGCCGCTGCGCGCTTGATGTGCTTGTGCGTGTAGGCACGGGCGCCTGGCTCGTTGTCCAGCGCCCACACGAGCGTCGGAAGATCGGCCATGCGTGCCTTCGCCAGCTCGCGCAGCGATTCTTCCGGAAATGCGTTGGAGGACATGGCCGACACTGCACACACGCCGTGCTGCAGGAGTGCGATCGCATCGAAGATGCCCTCGACGATCCACACCTCGCGCGCGGTCTGCATGGCTGTCAGCGATGCAGGCGCCGCCCACCACACCCCTGCATAGCTCTGGCCTGGCGCAAAGCGTGCCTTCTGCTTGCCGAAGCGATGCGGACGATCAATCAGGCGCTCCCACCAGCCGCCCTTGACCAGCGCAAAGCGCACAGTCGCGGTGCCCGCGCTGATCTTGCGATCGTAGTGGCTGTCCTGGGTGTAGAGGCCTTTCAGCGGCGCCAGGTCAAAGCCACGCGAGAACTGCAGGTACGCATCGGCCGCAGCGTTGGGAGCCGCTGCCGTTGGCTGAAAGCGCTTGGACCAGTCGTCGAACAGGTCGTCGTACAGATCCTTGACGTGCAGCTCGCGCCCGCACTTGGATTGGCGGCCGCACTTCACCACCCAAGGCTTGAGATGGTTGGTGTAAAGCTCTTTCTTGCCGCACGACGGGCACTTGCCGCCGCGCATGTACTCGGTACCACTACGGTGCTTGAGTCCGTAATCCCGTTCCAGCCGGGACAGCACCTGTTGCCGCAGATCCTCTTGCATCGAACTTCCTTAGACGCCGAGCTCGCGCCGAGGCGCGTGCGGACAGGGTGCGTCGTCAATCACGACGTAAGCGCCGCCCGAACGGCGGTGTGCCTCAACGACGGCAGCGAGCAGTCGTGCTTCTTCGTGCTTGGCGTGCGGCGCTATGCGCTGCGGGACATTGCTGGCCGCATCAACGAATCGCGGCTCCTGTGCGGTGAACCAGCTGTTGGAATGCCTCACGAGCCGACCTCGGTGTTTTTGGGGTGGAGATGGAACAACGCGGTGGCGGCATCGGTCATCGCCACCAGGCGCTCGTCGAAGGCGTCAGAGGTGGCCAGGCCTTCGCGCATGAGTGCGGCAACCGGAAGTGCACCGAAGCGCTGATCTGTGTCCGGCGCGGCAGTGCGGCCGATGTAACCGTGTTCGGTCTTCACCAGGCCGCCGTGGATGAGTGCAACTTCCAGGCAAAGCTTCGCCGTGGGCGGCAATGCCGCCCAATCAATGGTCTTTCGCATTACGGGTGCCTCAGAGGTGAGGGAAGAACTGCTCGCCGCCTATGGGAAGCAGATCCAGCTGACGGTCGCCTAGCGACTCGCGGTACGCCTGCAAAGCCTGGGCGCGCTGTAGCGCCGGTGTTGGTGGAAGCTCGCTGTGTGAGGTGGGCACACCGCTCGGGCTGGCAATACCGGTCAACTCAGAATGGCCTGTGTAGGTCGCACCACACATCGGGTTCTCGCACACATAAGAGTCGTGCCGTAGGAACTTGTGTGCCAGGACGCTGGTGCGCTTGATAAGCCTTGCGCTACACGCCTCGCAGCTGAAGACGATTTTCCTTCGACCGAACATGCTCACCCCCTAGAGCGCTTGGATGTTTGGACTTTTGCGGCATAATTCGGCGGTGCTTTGAGGCCGAGAGCAATTGCAGCCGTGTGTGCGTCGCCGTACTTGCCCTGCGAGCGGCCTCGGAGCAGGTCGTCGACAACAGTGCGATTCACCCCAAGTTGCCGGGCGAATCCAGAGACCGTAATGCCGTTGGACACCAACCATTCCCGCGCCTCTGCTTTGGTTCGGGGGTGGAACTGCTGCTCAGTTTGCTCTTTGCGGGGCATCGGTGGCGGTCGCCTGTGGTTTTGGAAATTGTTGGTGTTAACACCAACTTTGTCAATATGAGGAAAAACCTTAGTGACTGTAGGGAAACGCCTGAAGGAAGAACGGAAGCGCCTGCGCCTCACGCAGCAGGAGATGGCCGACGCTTGTGGCATATCGAAGTGGGCACAGCTCTACTTCGAGAAGGACCAGAACATGCCAGGTGGAGCCTACCTATTGGCCGCGCATGCTCGTGGCGTAGACATCATGTATGTGCTTCTGGAACAGCGGGTGGAATTGGACCCGTCCGAGGCTGCGTTGGTGGCTGCGTTCCGCGCTGCATCACATGAGGTGCGCACTGCGATGCTGTCCGATCTTGGATCGTCACGCGAGGGAGCTGAAAAAGTTGCGCCGGTGGTGACGTTGAACGACAACAGCAACGTATCTCAAATGCTTAACGCGACGGGCGCAATAGACCAGAGGTATATGCAGATCAACATGGGTGGCCGGAAAAAAAAGAAATCTTGATTAACGTGCAGATAGGACAGCTAGTCCTCGCAAAAGAGTGCGTTATCGGCAGCGGCTTGCCGACGTTTAGCAGATGAGAGAGTCACGCGGATCTCGTGCACAAAAAAACCGCCGGTTTGTAGCCGGCGGCTTTTCAAGATGTCGGCGCGTAGCTCCGTGCGATCCATTCGCCGCCCTCCTGGCAGCGGGAGATGACCTGACATCCATGAACGAAGCTACAGAGGCTGCGTCGGACTGGTTATCAGAGAAGTCCTACACACGCTGTAGGTGATATACAGATGAAACGGGTTCTGCGGCAGGCGTAAAATTCGCAGTAATTGGAGCAACTACGCATGGATGGCTACATGATTCGTCAGGTTGGCGATTACGCTCTGACGGCACACGCAGCTACCGTTGGCGCTATGTTCTTCCCGGAAATACTGGTATCACGAAGTGGTGGATTGACGCTGCACCAGTACCGGTTGCCGACATCGGGTTTTGCCACGTATGCCCGTGCTGTTGCGCATGCCCAGGATCGAATGACGGGATGCAGTGTATCGAGCGACGGTTCGCTGTTTAAGTGTCACACCGCAGCGAAGGATGCCCCAGTGACAGAGTTGCGCGAACGCTCACAACGCACTCTCCAATTCAAGCGAAGTAGTGAAACCGCTTGAGCCGTTGATGGCGTGGGTGGTCTTTGCAATCAGCCAGCGTTGCCTATCAATCTCCGGCTTGAAACCGCTCACCGTGAGGGTCTGCTCTGGGAACAGGTCTGCCCGCCCGATTGCCAGCGTGAAGTCGAACTTCGCCAAGCCGCGTTTCACTCGCTCGAGCTCCGCCCGTGCATGCTGGCGCGCTGTTGCTTCATCTGCATACGACTCGCGCAGGCGCTTAACGTTGTCGTCCTTACCAACCAACACCGACTGCCGCCGCGCCTTGCCCTTGTCCACCCAGTAGGCGCGCACGCCGGTGTAGGCATCGCGGTCAGCGACTGAGTAGCGATGTTGATCACCATCGCGTCGCGTCAGGGCGACAGTCGGCAGCGGTTTGCCGGTCGCCGTGGTGCCGGCGCCGATCGGCGCGAACACCAACGCACCACCCTTCACCGTTGCCACTGCATCGAAGCGATGGCCCAGGCGGGTGAGCAGATTCATGTCGCTCTCGTTGGCCTGGTCGAGATGGGAGAGCTTGGTGCGTGCCAGCGCTTCGGCAACGCGTGGCGTCAAGCCATGCTCGCTTGCGAGCGTGTTGAGCACTGCACCCAGCGTGGTGTTGTGCCAGCTGCGTTCACGCCGCGTGCGCACATTGGCGGTCAAATCAGCACTACGCGCACGCACGGTGATGATGTCCGGCGCGCCGTTGTACTCCACCTCGTCCACGATGAAGGTTCCTTTGTCGACCAGGCCGGTGTCTTTCCAGCCCAACGCCACGGCCAGGCGCACGCCGCGTTTGGGCAACGCCATCTTGCCGTCGTGGTCGTGGATGCGCAGATCCAGTTGGTCGGCTTCGCCGCTACGGCATTCGGTGAGGGTGAGATCAAGCAAGCGCGGTGCAATGCGCTCGGTGAGGTCAGTGCCATCGAGCACCGCGCGCCACTGCGGAATCGGGTAGCTCATGCGGCGGCCGCCTCGGGCGCCACGTCGTCGGTGCGGCGCAGGCTGAGTTGGAACTCGACGCGGCGCGGCGTGCCATCCGGGAAGAACAGCGAGGCCGTCTCGTTCACCGCCAGCAACGCATACGGCCCATACACCCAGCCGGTGCCATCGACCAGCGGCAGCGGCTCGCCGTCTGCTGCGAGTCTGCGCAGCGTGGTCAGCGATCCTCGCGTGCCGGTCAGGTCCGGTGCGATCAAGCCCGATAGCTCGATGGTCTCATCGCCTGGGCCCAGGAACTGGCTGGCCGCTCGCGCGCCGACGCGATCGCTGGTGGCGTGGCGCCAACTCATCTGCCGCTGCAGCTGCAGATATGCGGCGCTATCGAGGGCAAACACAAACGTGCCGTAGGACATCATCATCGGGAGTGGATCCTCAGTCGTCGCGCAGGCTGGAGCGGCGGGTCGCCGCCGTTCGCCGTTCGCGTTCTTCGAGCTGACGAGCAACTTCGCGCGCCAGTGCGGTCGCATCCATTCCGGGTGCGGCGTGGACGTGGATGACGTAGCTGTTGCCGCCTGCAGGTGCGCTGGCGGCGCTGGGCGCGCGAGCGGGGGCCGACAGCGGTGCCCGGCTGTCGATCGCCGCCACGGGCGCTGTGGCCGTCGCCAAGGCCAGGCCGGCGCCCACCGCCCGCAGCCGGTTGCCAAGTGCCATGACGGCCTGCACAGGCGCGCCCTGGCCGCGCTGCAGGCCCACGGTGAGGCCTTGCATGGTGAAGCCGCCCAGCTGGGCAAACACGCGCGAGGGACTGTGGATGCCCAGCAAACCCTTGAAGCGGTCGACCACGCCGGTGCCAACGCTGGCGATCGCATTACTGGCCGCGCCGAGCTTGGAGCGGATGCCCTGCACAAGGCCACTGATCATGTCCGCACCGGCCTGCAGCATCCTGGCCGGCCAGTTGGCCAACTGCAGGTTGATGCCGGCCCATAGCTGCAGCAGCCCTTGGCGGATGCGGTCGCCGTTGCCGGTGAACACGCCCACGATCAGCGACCAGGTGCCCTGGACGGTTTGCCACACGCCGCCGAGGATCTGCTTGATCACCGGCAGCACTGACGGGAATGGCTGGAGCAAGCCGCTGATCATGTCCGCGCCGGTCTGTAGCATCCTGGCAGGCCAGTTGGCCAGCTGCTGATTGATACCGGCCCACAGCTGCAGCAGTCCTTGGCGGATGCGATCACCGTTACCGGTGAACACGCCTACGATCAGCGACCACGTGCCCTGGACGGTTTGCCACACACCGCCGAGGATCTGCTTGATGATCGGCAGCACGGACGCAAACGGCTGAAATAGCCCGCTGATCATGTCCGCGCCGACCTGCAGCATCCTGGCCGGCCAGTTGGCCAACTGCAGGTTGATACCGGCCCACAGCTGCAGCAGCCCCTGGCGGATGCGATCACCGTTACCGGTGAACACGCCTACGATCAGCGACCATGTGCCCTGGACGGTTTGCCACACACCGCCGAGGATCTGCTTGATGACCGGCAGCACGGACGCAAACGGCTGAAGCAGCCCGCTGATCATGTCCGCGCCGGCCTGCAGCATCCGGGCCGGCCAGTTGGCCAGCTGCAGGTTGATGCCGGCCCACAGCTGCAGCAGCCCCTGGCGGATGCGATCACCGTTTCCGGTGAACACGCCTACGATCAGCGACCACGTGCCTTGGACGGTTTGCCACACGCCGCCGAGGATCTGCTTGATCACCGGCAGCACGAACACAAACGCCTGCACCAGCCAGCCGATCGCCTTGACCGCCAGCTGCAGCTGGGTGACCAGCACCGCACCCAGGATCTGCCCGAACCCACGACCGGCCTGAGTTGCACCGTGCAACTGCGCGGTGGTGGCCTCGAACGGCGTCAGCAGCTGCTTGACCCACGTCCAGGCCTTGCCCATCGCGGCGGCGATGGTGTCCCACACCGGCGCCAGTGGCGCGAGCGCGGTCTTCAGCTCGGCGAGGACCGGCGCGGCGACATCGACGATGCCTTGCCACACACCGATGGCGAAGGCCTTGATCGGCCCCCAGTATTTCCACACCAGCAGCGCCACCGCAGCGACGGCCGCGCCGATGGCCAGAACCGGCAGGCTGACCCCGCCGAGCAGCGGCAGCAGCAGGCGCACACCATTGGCGAGCATCGGCAGCACGCGGCCACCGAACGCCAGCCCCTGACGCACCAGCGCACCAAAGCCGCCACCGCCCGACAGCAGGGCCACAGCGCCGTGGATTTGCGAGAACGCCATTGCGGCCACGCCGCCGGCCACCAGCAGGCCGCCCAGGATCGTGACCAGCGCGGCGCCGGCGATCGCCGTCTTGGCGATCGCGCCAACCAGCACCGGATTGGCGCGGATCCACGTCGTGACCTGGCCGACCACCGCAGCCGTGCGCTCGGTCAGTGCCTTGAACTGCGGCAGCAGCGCCTGGCCGATCGATTGCGACACCACCACGGCGGTGTTCTTCAGCAGCTGCAGCGAGTTGGCCGAGGTGGCCACCCGCGAGGCGTATTCTGCCGACATCGAGCCGCCATAGCGCTGCGCATCGGCGACCTTGGCAAAGTTGCCCTGCAGCAGCTCCAGATTGGTCAGCAGCGGTGCGATCGCGCCGATCGACTCACGCCCGAACAGCTGCGTCATGGTCGCGGCCTGCTCAGCCTTGGGCAGTGCGCGCAGCTTCTGCAGCACCGACATGATCGCCCCGCCTGCGTCCTTCTGCATGACCTCCGCCATGGCGGTGGCCTTGATGCCCAGCTTGTCGAAGGCCTCGCGCTGGCTCTTAGTGGCCGACTCGCCCGAGGCCAGGGTGAGCAGCATGTTCTTGATGCCAGTGGCCGAGACTTCCGACTCGATGCCCATGCCGGCGACGGTGGCGCCCAGTGCCGCCAGCGGCCCGCTCTGCAGGCCGGCCACCTCGCCCAGGGCACCAATGCGGTTCACCACCGCGCTGATCTTGTTGACGCTGGCCGGACCGGTGTTGCCGAGGTAATTGATCTTGTCGGCCAGGACGACCACTTCGGCCTGGCCCATGCGGAACGCCGTGCGCCAGGTGGCCATGGTCTGGCCGGCTTCCTCGGCGCTGCTGTCGAAGGCCACGCCCATCTTGGCCGCGTCCTCGGCGAAGCGGACCAGCTCCTGGCGCGGGATCGCCGCCTGGCCGGCGGCCGCGACGATCTTGGCAATGTCCGCCGGCAGCATCGGCAGGCGCATGGAGAGGTTCTCGACATCGCGGCCCATCTGCAGGAACTGCTGCGGCGTCTTGAAGTCCACCACCTTGCGCACGTCAGCCATGGCCGACTCGAACTCCATCGCATCGCTGATCGGTAGTACCGAGGCGCCCAGTGCGCGCTGGCCGGCAAAGGCCATGCCGGCGCCGTAGGCACTCGCCTGTAGGCCGGCGCTCTGGATGCGGGCGGTGCGGCGCTGGGCAGCATCGATCGCCACCAGGCGCTGCTGCTGGGCGCGCATGGCGGCGTTGGTGCTGTCGATCTCGCTACGAAGGCGACGCTCGTGCGTGACCAACTCGCGGGTGCTGATTCCGGCCGTTTCGAGGCGACCACGCAGGCGCTGCAGGCCGGCCTCCTGCGCACCGTGTGCGCTCTTGAGTTCGCGTGCGGTACGCACGGCGCGCTCAAACTCGGCATTCATGGCGGCGGTGGGCGTGCCGGTGGCCTTGATCTGCTGGGCAAGCGTGCGTACCGATTGCCGCTGCGCATCGAGCGCGGCCTTGGCGCGCTGTGCCTGCGCCACCTGCTCACGATAGGCGCCGATGTCGCGTTGCTGACTGTTGAGCTGACGCAGCGCGTCACGCTGGTTGCGCAGCGCGGTGGCAACGCCGCGGCTGCCGTTCAACACGCGCCGGAACGGGCCGGTGGCGCGGTCGACGGCGGCCAGGATGACCTGCAGGCGCAGATTGTCGGAGGCCGCCATTTAGGCGGCCTCGTGGTTCGGGTGAGGCATCATTCGGCTCCGCTTCGCAGGCGGGCACGCTCGCGCCACGCCGTGAGTTCGTGCAGCGACCAGCCGTCCATTTCAGACGGCGGCCAGTGGAAGATGGCCGCGATGTCGGCCATCGCATCCTCTACGCAGTCGGGAAATCCGCTTCCCTCTGTGCCTTCGGCAAGAAAAAAACCTGCACCTCCTGACCTACCGCCAGCAGGTCGGCCGGATCCATCGCATTGACGTCGGCGGTGGTCAGCGTGGGCAAGGAAATGCGCGGCAGCAGTGTTGCCAGCGCGGTGACATCCAGCTGCAGCACGTCAGTCAGCTTGAGGCCGCGCAGTTCGCCGGCGCCGGGCTTGCGCACCTTGAGGTCGGCGATGGTCTGCTCGCCGCGCACGATCGGCTGGTCGAGGGGAATGGCTGGGGAAAAGGTCGGGGTCATCGGAAGGTCTCAGGGCGGAGGCCTGGCGGCGCCAGGCCGAAAGGGTCAGGCGCCGATGGCGCGGCGGTGCGGGGCGAGCAGATCCACGCCGTTGACGATCTCGATCATGTTCATCAGATCGATCTCGATCACGGTGGAGCCATTGATCATCAGCTTGTAATAGCTGGCGGAGGTCTTGACGGCGAACTCGGTGTCGTCGCCGGACTTGCCGGTACCGGGATCAATCTCTTTGTGACGGCCGCGCACCACAAATTCGACGGCATCCACCGCGCCGCTGTCGTCGCGTTGGTAGGCGCCGGCAAAGCGCAGCTGCACGGCATTGTGCCTGGTGGCCCCGTACTGATTCAGCACGCTGCGCATCATGCCGCCGCACTTCCATTCGAGCTCGATCTTCTCCTGGCCGAAGTCGATATCGACCGGGCCATTCATACCGCCGCCGCGATATTCCTCCATCTTGCGGGACAGCGTGGGCAGCTTCACTTCGACCACCTGGCCGAGGTAGCTCTCACCGTCATTGAACAGGTTGAGCGCTTTGAGTTTCTTGGGCAAAGCCATCGGGTTCTCCGGGATCTAGGGGGGTGCGTTACGCGTTGACGCGTTCGGCAAAGTCGGCCAGGTAGCTGGTGGTGATCTTCTGGTACAGCTGCAGGTTCTCCAGCGGGGGCACCGGCGTGTAGTCGTAGTCGATGCGCAGCGCGCCATCGGCGAGCGTGGTAGCGCTGTTGACGGTGCCGTCGAACCAGGCGGTGGCATCGATCAGGTAGCCGGACGCCTTTAGGTCGCGGAACTTGGCGTTGATCGTCTCGATGACGTCTTTGACAATCGAGGGATGCATCGGCTTGTCGACGTAGAACGCCACGCCCTCGGCGATGGTGTCGGCCAGGACCTGGGCGGTACGCGTGGCCGTCTCGAAGGCGAACATGTTGTCCTCCGCGCACGTGCGCGACCCCCAGAACCGCTGCCCGTTGAAGTTGACCAACGTGGTGATGTCGCCCTCGTTGAGCAAACCCGCATCGGTAGCAGGATCCTGCAGATCCCAATGCACATCCTTGGAGATGCCGGTGACGCCGGCCACGGGCACATTGGACAGGCTCTTGTGCCAGCCCTGTTCGGTGTCGATCTTGGCGCGCAGGCCGAGCGCACGTGCAGTGGCATAGGCCGCTGTCGTGGTGCTGGTGGCGGTGTCGAAGGCCAGGAAGTCCGGCCAGATCAACATCAACTCACGATCGCCGAACTGCCCTCGGTAGGTGATGGCATCGGCCACGGTTTCGGCGACCGGCCGCACATAGGCCATTGCCCGCAGCTTCTTGGCGATGGTCGCCAGCGCCTTGGCGACCGGCAGTGTGTCCAGACCAGGCGCCCCCAAGATGCGCGGGCGCACGCCCAGCTGCGCTTGTGCTGCGAGCAGTGCATACAGGCCGGTGTAGCCGCTGGACTCTGCCTTGCCGATGACGTTGGACGAGGTCTTCTCCGCGTCTTCACCTTCGGCCACACGCACCACGACGGTTACCGGGTTGGTCTGGTCAGCGATGCCCTGCAGGGTGTCGCGCAAGGTGCCCTTGGTGCCGGCACTGGCGATGGCACCCAGCACGTCGGTGACCAGCACGGCCTTGTTGAGCGGAAAGATCTTCTCGTCCGCATCGGACGCCGTAGCGACCAGGCCGACGATGGCGGTGGAGACAGTGCGGATGACGCGCGCACCTGCGCTGACTTCGATGACGCGAACGCCGTGGTGGTAGGTAGTAGACATAGGTTCCTCGATCAGGAAGAGCGGAAGCGGAGCGGGATGGTCATGCGCGAGCGCGCATTGGCGGGAGCAACGTCGGTGCGTTCGCCATCGATGGTCAGCACGAAGCTGCCAGGCTCATCGCCGATGACCAGGTCGACGCGGGTCAGGCGCAGGCGCGGCTCCCAGCGCATCAATGCGGTGGCGGTGGCGCCGTAGAGCAGCGTGCGGGTGGCACCGTTGAACGGCTGGTCGATCAGCTCCGGCAGTAGCGAGCCGAAGTCGCGGCGCTGCTCACGCGTGCCGATGGGCGTGGTGAGGATGCAGGCGATCGATTGGGCCAGGTGCTGCTCGCCCTCGATCACACGGCCGGTGGTGGCATCGACGCCGATCACCGC